CATTGAGGTGCGTTTTTGCCAGCTCAAGCAACTCAGCCTTCAGCACCAGCACCTCATTGCGCAACTCCGCAATGGTGGCTCTCTGCTCCGCATCGCGGCGCTCGTTATCCTTACGCCACTCCCGCTGATTATCAGCAAGCACCTCAGCAATGGCCGAGGCTAATGCCTCAGGCAGCAAGTCTGACACGTCGAAGGAATGCTCGTTTGAGGGTGGCAATTTTTGCAGCCCGTTCTTCTTCCTGGGCTCCTTCGTCATCGACATCATCGTCCTCCTGTGGAGGTGGGGCCGCTGCGGCGGCGGGTGGCGCTGGCTCAGGTTTGGCGAACGGCTTCGCCTTGTCCCGTTCGGCTAACGCTGCAAGAGAGAACCATTGCTGCTGCACCATTGGTGAATCGCCACCCTCCACCGGACCATAGCCTAACCGCTTACGCGACTCGTTAGGCGAGATCATGCCCGCCGTCTGTGCCTCTTTCAGCGAAGTAATTTGCGACACGGTATCCATACGCAGCAGACCGTCGAGGTCGAACTCCACCCCTACAGTAGCCCCCATCTCAAGGCCCTGATCCAAACAGACCTCCGCCGCCTCAATGAGCGACTGCAAGCATTGAGAATAATACTCGACGTTCAGAGCCTGAATGTTGTTGTAAGAAGGCAGTGGACCCACGCCGATCTTATAAGGGGGAACGTGGAAGGCTGAGCACACCCATTCCGCTGTAGCCTTAGCCTGTTCCAGCATCTGCGCGTCATGCGCGGTCACCGCCATCGGCTCGTATTTCATGCCGTCGCCCAGCACGGCAATCCTGCCCGTATTACGCCCGCCGAAGGTCTGCTCCCACTGATCACGCAGGCTCTGCACTGTTTGCTCGCCAATACGGCCCGGCGCGCTCAGCACGCCACCCGGAATGCTCCGGTTGTCGAAGAACTGCATGGAGTTCTTCTGAATTGACAGGCCCTGAGAGGCTGCGAGGGTGGCGGCATAAAGCGGGGGGATGCCGCACAGCGGATGGTAAAAACAATTCATCCGGTCATGAATGATCTCGCTAGCGGGCGCTAAGGGTATTTCGCTGCGAACGCCGCTGACGTTATCAGCTTGAATGTCATAGAACACGTCGCCGTTGTCAGCGATCTTAGGCTTCACCCTGCAAGGATCCAGAACGTAAAGCTGATTGACCACGCGGCGCGCGTCTCTCCCCTTAAGAACGTAGACGTTGCCCCATTGCAGCTTGGAGAGGATGTACGACTCCCAAAACTGTATGGAGTTTTGTATCTTATTGGGCCGTCGCAGCACCGGATCGTAGGCCGGGCTCTTGTCCTCCTGCCACACGCCGTCAATCTCACGGATGAACTTGACCCTCAGCTTGGAAACGTCAGAGGCTATCAGCGTCATGCAGGCGAACACCGCGTAGTATGACGTGATGGTGCTGTTTTGAAACTCTTGGTTCTTCTGCCACGCGCCAGTGAATGGCTCATGCACTATGGGATACCATCCCGGCTGCCACGCAGGCGTCAGTGGTATGGGCTCAGCCTTATTCGCCAGGGTGATTTCCAAACCGAGAAGCTTCATTTGACTGCCCGCATATCCCGCCGCATGTAGCGGTTGATCTTCTTTACCCACTCATCCTTCGGCTCACTAGGCTTCAGCTCCACGCCCAGCCTCTGCCCAAGCACTTTGAGGTCAGCCTTGGTCATGGCCTCAAGTTGCTCACGCGAATTGATCGGCACGCCGACCCTGCTCATGCCTGCTGATGGCTTAATGGCGCTGGACGTCATCGGCTTAGCCGACATGACAAGCCCTTTCGGCAGGGTTGCTAGCTTGTGAGCGGCATCTTCCTCTGCCGATGCCGGTCTTGCGCTGGCTTCTGGCGGCGTCATAGCGTGGGTTGTGTCTACCGCTTTCGGCTCTGCTTGCGAGCCTTCTGCTTTTTTGAGGGTGGGAGTTTCGCTGACGTTCGGGATGGGCGCACCACCGCCTGTCGCATGTTTGTCTTTAGTCTTTCGCTTTGGGCGAGATACCTGGGTGTCTTCGGCATAGCTCCATATCCCTTTCTTCGTCTTCGTCAGGTGCGATGCTAATTGCTCTGACACCGATACGGGATGCCTCGCACCTTTCCTGATGATCTTCACTTTGGGCATGGCCCGCTCCTTTTTCGAGAAGGGCGGCGGGAGGTGGTCGCTCCTCCCGCCGCTTACTCAACGCAGGGGACGCACTACGCAGGCGACGACCCGCTCGGATTGTATGCAGCACCAGTGATGAGCTGGACTGCAATTGAGCGGCGCTTCTGCCACCTGATCCAACGCTCTGCGCGGATAGCCACGCAGTTCTTCTGGAACAAGCTGAACGCAGGTGAATTGCCGCCAGCCATGTCGAGCGTGGCTTCGCGGCTGGCGTCGATGGTGACGCCGCCGTCATCGGCCAGCCACACCTCGTCCGTCTTCACGAACACGATGTAGCCGTCCGGCACGGAATTACTCACCAGCACCGGGAAGCCCATTAGCGAGCCGCCACCGGGCGTCACGCCAGTGAACTCAAACTGGCCCAGCGGGTTGCGGATGGTGGAGATACCGCGAGCCAGCGCTGGGGTGGTGAGGATATGCACGTTCGTCACGCCAGTATCGGCATCGTCATACGCGGCAAGCGCCTCATTGATGTCGATGTAGAGAGCATCGGCATCATAGCCGCTGGCCGAAATGGCCGACACACCATTGGTGAGAGACGCAGGCCGATTGGCCGTTGCCGTCACCGCCGCATCCAGCATCTGCTCGTCGATGAACTTGGCGATTGACCGGGTGAGGTCAGTGCGCACCGCTGCTTCCGCCGAAGGCGTGGACAGCCGCACCAACTCCTCCGTCAGCACCACGATTCCAGCGATCTTGCTGAAGGTCAGCAAGGCTTCGCTGAATTCAAGCTCGGTGACCGGCTTGGCTGCCGCTTCACCGACCCAGTTCACCGTCGATCCGCCGGTCTGAACGCCCACGCGGACGTTGAACGGCATGTTCCGCCAGCCGCTCATCCGCCCGAGAAGGGTCATTGGATAAAGCAGCTCAACGAACTCAGCCGCCAGATTCGCCGGATATGCCAGGAACGCGCCGCCCCAAGTCGAGGGCGACCCACCGGGCGAATAAACCGTGCCCGGCTCGGCCTTGGTGATGCCGAAATGCTTCTCGCGGATATAAGCGATGACCTCAGGCGTCTGGCTTTCCCACCGCTTGGCAAACTCAATGGCTTCTGACGCGACACCGCGCGCCGCAGCCATTGCCATTACGTAGCGGGTGAAGCCAGTGCCTTTCGGCAAGGTCGAGCGCACGTCGACGCGCACTGCGCCTCCGCGCGATTCGGAAGCGGCCTGCGGGTCGCTGCCGTTGACCGGCTTTACCGTAGCCTTCATCGCCTTTTCGAGATCCTCGAGGCGCGACAGGTGCGCGTCGATCTTTTTGATCTCCTCTACGAGGCCGTCGTATTCCTCCTGGTCGTCGGCCGCGAGGGTTTCACCGTCCTCACCAGCCTTCTCCATGAGTTCGGCCATACGCCCGGCTTTCGCTTGGCGCGTGGCCTCAAATGCTTGCCGCTGTTCGGCAAGGGTTGACTTCGCCATTGGGTTCTCCTTTGGCTTTGGGTTGATCTTAACTCGTCCCGAAGCGCCGGGAGGCTTACTGGCAACAGGGGCAGGCGCGCCCGTAACAATTTCTTGGCAATTATTGACAGATTTTTGCTGGCCTGACGCGGCCTCGCTGTCATATTTCTTGATGGTGGTGATGGTGGCATCAGCATTTGCCGGGATAGTCACCAGCGACAACTCTAGCCACAGCCATTTCATGAAATGGATGCCGCCGTCATCCATGAAATTAAACTCGGTAGGCTTGAAGCCAATTGACACGCCGCGTACCAAACCGGCCTTCACCGCCTGCCACGCCTTGTCCACCATCCTCTTGAGATCACCTTCTTCCTCGATCTTGGCGATCTGAGCGCGGAACGGGATGCCCTTCTTGTTCGGCCGCGCCATAGTGACGGTGCCGACAGGCTCATCGTGGTTGTGCTGCCACAGCAAAGGCATGGGCACGGAAAAATCTGCACCCATTGGGTCAATGATGTCGCCCATGCGATCAGTTGAAGGCGTAGTAGCTAAGCCTTCGATGATGCGCTGGCCTTCATTGAGCTGCTTGACCTCAAGCACTGCGTAGGCGCGGGTCTGTTTCATAGCTTTGGTTGCCTCATCCCACATGCTTGAGCAGATGGCTACAGCCTGATCTTCGTCTTCTGCTGCTCCATCATCTAACACAGCAGGCACGCATCGCTCCATCCACTCTGCCCGTGTTTCTTCGCCCGGTCTAGGTGTTGGCATTATCCTGTCTCCTTCATAAAAGTAAGAGCCCTGCGACGGAGGGGGACGCCGCAGGGCTCCACCGGCTACGGGGGAGCCGGTGCTGGAGGAGTTACCCCCCAACCTTTCAGACTATGATGATCCGATATTCTGGCTCGCGCTCTTTGTACATCATTAAGCCCGTAGCCATGGCGAGTGCGACCGCGCCGTC